AGGAAACGTTGATGACTTAGCTGCTAGTGCTATTCGTGCTGGTACTACTAAAGCAAATGTAGGACTAGGAAACGTTGATGATAAATCATCTGCTACTATTCAAAGCGATACTCTTACAGCAGCAACATCAGCTGATGTAGGACTAGGAAATGTTGATAACGACTCTACAGCTGATATTCGCTCTGGTACTACTAAAGCAAATGTAGGACTAGGAAATGTTGATGACTTAGCTGCTAGTGCTATTCGTGCTGGTACTACTAAAGCAAATGTAGGACTAGAAAACGTTGATAATGACTCTACAGCTGATATTCTTGCAGGAACCCACACTGGTTCTGTAAGCGGCAACGTAACAGGTAACGTAACTGGTAAAGTTAATAATGTGGCGGTAACCACTGTAACAAGCGGTGCTGCAGAAGGTGCTCAAGTACAAGCACAGCAATCACTACTTCCACGAGCAGATGACTCAGAGTGGACACTAGGGGCAGTTGGTACTGGTGCAGCAAGAGGGATATGGAGACGAAATGGGTCAGGCGGTGATGAGAATACGGTTGTACTTGAGGAAGGCCCTTTTGGAGATTTAACAAGAGTTTGGAAATCAATAAGCACTGACGGTTCTGGTGCTGATGGAGGTTTCCATAATAATGGTACTGGTCAAAGATTCCCTATTCAAAATGATGTAGTATACAGATTCACTGCTTTTGTAAAACAAAGCGATGACGATGGAACCATATATTGGGGGGGCGAAAACTATAATGATGACCTTACCGATTTACAAATGTTCGATCCTGACGGCAATGGTGGTAATGTCAACAAGTATTGGAGAAGCGGAGATCTTCCTTCGCTAAACGAGTGGTATTTGTGGGTTGGATACTTAAATCCACATGATGTAAGCTCAAATTCTGGTAAAACTGGTTATTATAAAGTTTCCACAGGTGAATTAGTTGCTGCCGATCATGATATACGTTTTAATTCTAATGCTACTACTTTTGCAGTAAGGACTTATTTATATTATTCTAGTACAAACTCAGGTACTATTGCAAGATGGGCACACCCTCGTGTAGATCGTATGGATAGAGCTGCACCTTCTATTATGCAATTATTGTCAGACTCATCTTCTGTTTTAAATAAACAAATAACTCTTACATCAGATGCAGGCACCGTAACTCTTAACAATGCAGGCTCTGGTAGTTTCAGTAAAACAGATATTGCACTAGGAAATGTTGATAACGACTCTACAGCTGATATTCGCTCCGGTACTACTAAAGCAAATGTAGGACTAGGAAATGTTGATGACTTAGCTGCTAGTGCTATTCGCTCTGGTACTACTAAAGCAAATGTAGGGCTAGCAAATGTTGATAACGACTCTACAGCTGATATTCGTGCTGGTACTACTAAAGCAAATGTAGGGCTAGCAAATGTTGATGACTTAGCTGCTAGTGCTATTCGTGCTGGTACTACTAAAGCAAATGTAGGACTAGGAAACGTTGATGATAAATCATCTGCTACTATTCAAAGCGATACTCTTACAGCAGCAACATCAGCTGATGTAGGACTAGGAAATGTTGATAACGACTCTACAGCTGATATTCGCTCTGGTACTACTAAAGCAAATGTAGGGCTAGCAAATGTTGATGACTTAGCTGCTAGTGCTATTCGTGCTGGTACTACTAAAGCAAATGTAGGACTAGAAAACGTTGATAATGACTCTACAGATACTATTCGTGGAGGCATTAGTATTAATGCAGACGGTACTCTAACAGGTGCTGGTAGCGGTCAAGTAAGTGCATCCGGACTTGGTGCAGAGAGTGTAAGACTTCTCAGTCATGGTACAAAACCTGTCACAATTACAGGTAATACTGTAAGTATTGGGGCAGGGGGAAATAGTTGGAATACTGGGGTCTACTCGTTTGATGGGTACAATGAGATAGCTGCTTCTTGGGTTGTAGACCAAACTTCATTGACTGCTATGATAGGCGTAAATGCGTATCCTGCATCTTCGACAGACTATAATCACTTAGATTTTGCGATCTACTTTGCTGGTGGTACAACAATCCAGATACGAAAAAATGGAACCAATCAATCGGTTAGTGGTTTACCTGCTTACGCTGCCGGAGATAAGTTTACATTAACCTATGATGGTACAAAAGCTGAATTCTTTAAAAACGGCACATCATTTCACTCAATAACGGCATCTGCTAATGGTCCTTTCCATTTGGATAGTTCGTGGCATGTTGCGAATAAGAGTATGTCTCAAGTACAAATAAGGGATCTAAATGATTTCGTAGCAGCTCCTGCGACTCTTAAGAATGATCAAGTGACTATAGCAAAAGATAGCAGCGGTAACATTTCTTTAACAAACGCTAACGCAGCAACTATATCACTAGATAATTCAGATGTAGGACTAGGAAATGTTGATAACGACTCTACAGCTGATATTCGCTCTGGTACTACTAAAGCAAATGTAGGGCTAGCAAATGTTGATGACTTAAATGCTAGTGCTATTCGCTCCGGTACTACTAAAGCAAATGTGGGACTAGGAAATGTTGATGACTTAAATGCTAGTGCTATTCGCTCTGGTACTACTAAAGCAAATGTGGGATTGGATAATGTTAATAACCCAGATAGTGCAACAACTCCGATTGGAGCAGCAGATGTTGTAAACAACATTGGAGGTTTGGGTCTTACAACTATTGATGGCGGCTTAATCAACGCAGACAGTACTGTAGTAGCAGGAACAGGCACAAATAAGGCAGGTCTAACAGGCAGAAATGCGAATAATAGCGGAGCAGGCACTGCAGACACAGATATACGAATATTTGCTGGGTCTGATTTTGATAATAGAGGCTCTGCACCCTTCCGAGTTACTCAAGGCGGTGGTTTCAGAGCAGAATTTGGTCATATTGGTGGTTTTACTATCGGTAGCGATGCTCTTATTTCAACAACGGCTGATCAACCTCAGATAACTCTTGGAAAAGATCTAATAAATACCCCTAATAAACAAATTACTTTATCGGCAAGAAGTGCAGACGACTTTGTAATGTTTGCAGGTGTTGCAGTCCCTAGTGGTGGTGTTGGTATTAAATCAAGTGATAATCCTCCTTTTGCTGTAGATGCGGATGGTAAAGTATTTATGCGATCTTTTGAGCTAAGAGATTCTAATAATACTACTATATTAAGTTCTGATAATCTTTTATCTAATAAACTATTGTCTCAAATCAATAGTCAGCTAAAGGCAGGCTCCTCTAGTGTTGAATTTGTGGCCCCGAATCCAAATGATGTAATTGACTTAGTACTTTCCGTTGAGCAAAATGTAAACATTGGATTTGAAATACCGACAGGACATCCTTATATTTCTGGTATGCGTGCTGCTTCATACACTAGTAGCCAAGCCCTTAATTCTATTGTACCCAGTTATACTGTGAAGGTAGAGTACCGTTCTGAAGGTAATAGCACTTGGTCTACCTTTCAAACTCAAACTTTTACAGCAATACAACAAGGAGTGGGTCCAGGGGGTGCGCCTAATGGACTAAATGCCAATAAGTACTGGGTTAGTGTAGAAAACTATCAAGATAGAGATAGAGGGTCTTCCTACGTTTCTAAAATAGAGCCTGGATACGGTTGTATAACAGCTGGAGGTAATCTAAAAGGTTCTGTTACTAGAACACTTCCCGCAGGAGACTATGAGTTCAGAATAAATTCACTCACTAGTAGCAGTAAAGGTATAACTATAGGTACAAGATCTTTCACTCCTACAGCTCCTGGATATGCTGCGGATGGTGTCAATAGTGCGGTCGCTGACCCTGGAGACGTATTAGTAGATAATGGGTATGGATCTTTTGAATATTTTGCAAATTCTACTCCTAACGACTCAATAATGAGAACCTCTCCGAGAACTTTCTTGATAAGTGGCACAGCTTCTTCCTACTCTGTAGATACAAATAAAACTCCTATAGAGGTAAAAGAAGGAAAAACTTTTGATGATTTCTTGCCATTATCTGGAGGTACTGTTACAGGTAATTTAGAAGTTGATGGTGAGATTAGATTTAACAATACTAATACAAGACTAGATCAAGGTTCTAATAACAGTTTACTGCTTACAACCAACCACGGTAGTATAAATATAGGGCCACAAAATAGTAGCTATGCTCATTTTAATACCAATAGGCCCGCTCATTATTTTAATAAAACTGTGCGTGTTGATGGTAAAATAGACCCAGATGATGGTGTTTTATTTGCCGATAATACTACTCAAACAACAGCATCATACGAAACTCCTGCATATTATCGTAGAACTGTTTATGCTTATGGTAATTCTAATGAGAATGCTGATCCAAATACGCCAGCACTATTTTATACCGCTATGGCTGACGACGCTACTCTAATATATGCAGACGATACTTTTTATAGTAGAGGCTCCATTCCAGCCTTGACCCAACATATGCAATCGAGCGATAGTACCGTTACGATGTATACTATGTGGGTGAATAATACCACTGGGGGTAATGTTACAAGAACAGCTAGAATATTTAGAGTGGATGACGAACTTAGATTATTTGTAAACTCTCATTCTACTGCAACATTATCTAGAACTTCAACATTTGCAGCACTTTCTAGTAATAGAACTCCTGCTGCTCTTACTTGGAATTTCACTCTAAGTAGTGGATACAATAAGATTCAATGGATACATTATGATCATGGTGGAGACCATTTTCTAGAGGTGATGGCTAAGATAATTGGAGATGGGATTGTATTTGTTCCGGAAGAAATAAAAGACCATGATGAGGCGCCATAAATAAAAAGGGGGCTTGCGCCCCCTTTTATTTAACTATCAGTTTATTCTGGGTTTTCTAACTCTTGTTCTAAGAGTTGGGTAAACCCACTACTACAAACTTCTATTTGATCCAATCTTGCTTTTGTCTGTCTTGATTGAGTTTGTAGATCTTTTAGTTGTTCTATTAAATATCTTGCTTTTTCTGATATTTGATTTATATCATACTTTTTACCATTCATGGTAATGGTTGTAGCTTCTTCCATTTACAAACTCCTACTTAAATATATCTTGCCAATTTCCGGTTGTACTCGCTTTTGAATATTCAGTGGCTCTGTTTTCAAAAAAGTTAGCGTGTTCTACGCCGTTTAACATATAGTCTAACCAATCTAAAGGATTTTTATCACTACCAAAAATCTTTTTCAAACCTAGCCCTAATAGTCTTCGATCTGCGATGTATCGAATATACAGCTTTACATCTTCTGGTGTAAGATCAGGCACATCAGCACCTGCAAAACACAAATCAATGAAAGCATCTTCTAGCTCTACAGAACGTTCTGCCGCACAATAGATTTCATACTTTAGATCATCGTTCCATAACTCTGGATTCTCTTGAATATAAGTACGGAATAATTGACTCATGCCTTCAACGTGGAGACTTTCATCTCTCACAGACCAAGTAACAATCTGACCCATACCTTTCATCAAGTTATGTCTTGGGAAGTTCAATAGAATAGCAAAACTACTAAACAATTGTACTCCTTCGGTAAAACCTGAATAGATAGCCATTGTTTTTGCAATATCCATTTTACTACTCATACCAAAGTTGCTAAGATGCTCGTGCTTATCCATCATAGCCTTGTGTTCCATAAACTTCTGATATTCATCATCCCCGAAACCTAATGTTTCTAGTAGTAATGAATATGCTTCCTGGTGTACTGCTTCCATTGCTGCAAATGCAGATAGCATCATACGTACTTCAGGTTGTTTGAATGTTGGTAGGTAGTGTGTAGCATACCCACAACATACGTCAACATCTGCTTGTGTAAAGAAACGAAAGATATTCGCTAGTAGAGACTTATTACCTTCACTAAGATTCTCACGAAAATCTTTTAAGTCATCTGCAAGGTTTACTTCGTCAGGCAACCAGTGCATATGCTGTTGAGACTTATAGTGCTCAAAAGCCCATGGATAATTAAAGGGTTTATAATACTCTCTTTCTTCTAATAAATTACTCATGATAACCACTCCATTATATCGGCCTTGCTTTTACCGCCTACTAGACGTCCCTGCTCTGCCCCTTCGCTTGTAAGGAGTACCATAGTAGGTACTCCTCTTATGCCAAACTCACCAGCTAATTCTGGTTGTTTATCTATATCTACACTTTCTACTGGATAAGGTAAAACCATATCGTCAAGAGTTTTCTGTAACATCTTGCAAGGCCCGCACCAATCAGCACTAAATTTTAATATTTTCATCTTAACCCTCACACGCTAAACAAGCGCCTTCGTCGATACTATCGAACATATATTGTCTTAATGCTTCGTCTGATACAGTCTCAGCTCTTTTGATTGCTTCACTACGCAAATAATATAGAGTTTTTACTCTTTGTTTCCATGCCATCATGTGTATAGCATGCAACTCCTGCTTCGATACATCAGCAGGGAAGAATACGTTAAGAGACTGACTCTGACAAATGTGCTGCTGTCTGTCCCCTGCCATTTCAATAATCCACTTCTGATCTATCTCTACAGCTGTTTTAAATACGTCTTTTGTGTACTCATCTAAAAACTCTAACTGCTGAACTGAGCCGCCGTTTGTAATTACACTTTTCCAAACTTCTTCTGTATCCATTCCAATTTCTTGGAGAGCGTGTTGTAGATACTCGTTTTTAAGTAGACTAGAGCCACTTTTAGTTTTTTGGGTGAAAGCATTAGCCCTATAAGGCTCAATACTAGGACTAGTATTACCACAAATGATAGAACTACTAGCGTTAGGGGCCACAGCAAGAAGATGTGCATTCCTAACTCCATGACCTTTGCCATCAGGGCATTCCCCTCTTTCTGTTGCAAGTTGTCTTGTGGCACGTACTGCCTCCTCTTTGATTCTTGTAAACATTCTATTGTTTGCGCCTTTCGCAAGCACACTCTCAAAAGGAATATTGTGTCTCTGTAGGTACGCATGGAAACCCATTGCTCCCAAACCAATACTTCTTTCTCTTTCTGCACTCAACTTAGCACGATATAGAGCATCAGGTGCATTCTCAATAAAGTGTGTAAGAACATTGTCTAACATTCGTACTAGATCAGGTATAAACTGCTTATTATCTTTCCACTCGTCATACTCTTCCAGATTTACACTTGATAGACAACATACTGCTGTACGCTCATCATCAGTGGCAAGAGTAATCTCAGAGCATAAATTAGAATGATGTACTTGTAGTCCTGCATCTTTCTGAAATTGCGGTAAAGCGTCCTGTACTGTATCTTTAAACATAATGTAAGGTTCACCAGTCTCTACACGATTCTGAATTAACTTTACCCAAAGTGTTTTAGCGGAAACAGTTTTTGTAACTTTACCACTATGAGGATCTACTAGATCCCATGAATCGTCAAAGCCTTCTTCTCTTGTAGCTCCTTCGATTAGTTCCATAAACTCGTCAGAAACAGTGACAGCATGGTGCAAGTTAGTAGACTTGCGATTAACGTCCCCGCCTGTAGGTTTACGAATATCCAGAAACTCTTCGATTTCTGGGTGAGACATTTCCAAATATGCTGCATAACTACCTCTTCTTGTTACACCTTGCGAGAAAGCTAGCATTTCTGCGTCAACTACTTTCAAGAAAGGAATTACTCCAGTTGACTCTGACCCCGCAGAGGTTCTACTACCTACTGATCGTACGTCATTCCAACAACCACCAATGCCGCCACCCACAGAAGAAAGGAAAGCATTTTCGGTATAATGTCCTGTGAGTCCTTCTCTTGAGTCTTCCACATAGTTAAGGAAGCAAGAAATAGGCAAGCCCCTACTAGTCCCACCATTACTAAGTACAGGTGTACTGAACATAAACCATAATTTACTAGCATAGTCGTATAGCCTTTGTGCGTGTGCTTCGTCATCTGCAAATGTTTTTGCTGCCCGAGCGAACGCATCCTGGGGAGATGTTTCCCCTTCTACTAAATAACGGTCTTCCAGAGTTTTTATACTAAACTCAGATAGATAGTTATCTCTGTTATAATCAATTTGCATTCATCATTCTCCCTTCAATCTCGGACACATTGTCCACCCCAATTGCTTCATCGCAATATGTTACTAAATCCATTAATTCGTAGTTTTTCAAAAGAACTTCTGCATTTGCATTTAACTCTTGAATATATTTATAGCTACCACTTAATGGGATATTATCATAGATAGTCATGGCATCTCCATAGTCTTTAATAAGACCTTCGGCTCTCTTAGGGCCGATTCCATTAATGCCAGGAACATTATCCCCTTTATCACCTGTTAGACATTTAAAAGAGATATACTCTTCTGGAGTAACATTATAATGATCACTCCAGTTATCTATAGTTACTTCTTTTCGAGTAACGTAAGAAAACCTACTTACTCCATCTTGAATTAACAAATCCCAATCTCGGTCACTAGAGATCAACCATACATCTTCTAGTCCGTAATCTACTTTACGTTTTACAAGGTGGGCAGCAAGATCATCTGCCTCTACACCTTTGAAACGAAGAACTTGATATTCTTCAGCAAGTAATTCTAGTGTTTCTTCATACTCTTCAAAGAAGTCTATAAATGCTTGTTTCTCTTCTTCTGTCTGTGTTGCATACTTATCTTTTCGATTCTGCTTGTATTCTGGTAAAATCTCTTTTCTATAACTAGAAGATCCCCAATCTGCGGTAATAATAATGTTACCACAATTATAAGAGTTTGCTAATGATTTTACTACTGCTACATAATCATGTCGAAAATCTGTTCTGCCTTGATGCTTCCAACGAAACGCAAGGTTTAAAGCATCTACTACTAGTGCTGTACCGCTGTCTCCGCCTATTTTATCTTCAAAATTAAAAGCCACCTATCCACTCCACATCTTCTTTTAAGAAATCCTCGGCCAGTAGTATGAAACACTGTAAAAACTCAACATATATGTAGTCGTCTGTTTCTACAGGCATTTCTGCTGTTACTGCGAATACCTTAGATCTATCGTATTTAAAAAATAGCATAGGCTTTTGATCTCCGCCTTCTGCCTGTATTACAATCTTTTTCCACCAACGTATAAGATTATTAGTCTTTTTAGCTGTTAATATCTTATCGTTCAGTGGTGAATCTTTATAGTTTTTTACTTCAATGCAGTAATGGTTTCTCTGATTGGGGACATATAAGTCCCCTTTCAGATATTCCAATGCACCAGAAGCAGGTACTCTTTCAAACTTTAACCCTGTGGCTTCTCGAAGCATATCTCTTACAAGATACTCACCACGCGCTCCTTTTGCTCTCGAATCTACCATAATTACTCCAATGTACTTATATTTTCTGACTTTACTACTTCTATCTTTTCTAGCAATGGATGTGACCAACCATGCGAAACTAAGTAAGTGTTTAAGTCTTCTCGCATTAGAACCTCTACTAGACGTTCTTTACCTGCATCATCTAACACACTAATTACTTCGTCTAAGAATAATATATTGATTTTAGACTTCGATATACTACTCATTAGCTTACGAATTGCTAGTAGTGTTGCAGTGTTTACACGGGCTAACTCGCCTGATGAGAGTGCTAGAATGTCAATAACATTTCCTGCATCTGTAATTTGTACATTTAGCTTGTCGTTTGATACAACAAACTCAAGTGTAAATCTACCATCAGAAAGTTCAGCCAAATACACATTAGCTAATTCTTCGAGTTCTCCGACAAGATTTTCAATCTTATAAGCTAATAATCCATTCGTGCTAAACGATTTCTTGAGTATCTCAAGGTTTGATTCTAACTTACGATTCTTCTCTAACTTTTTGGAGTATTCTTCCAGTTGAGCAATAAACTCATCTGTTTGTTCTTGTATTACTTGTATTCGGGTATTTCGACGTGTTAATCGCTCGTTTTCTTCTGCGATTCTTGATAACTCTTGCTTTGACTCTCGTAAGCGCCCTTGCACGTCTGACACCCTACTCTCAAGCTCTTGCTGATCCAACAAATCCGTCTGTAACTCTCTGTCGATAGATCGAAACAAGTCTTCCCAATCTTTCTTAACTGCTTGACAGCGTTCGTACTCAGTATTTTCAGATTGGATTTCGACAATCTCTCGTTGAAGAGTTTTAATTCTTCCTGTAGCTTCTTCATATTTTACCTCTTCCGCTTCCTTCATCACTTTTTCAGCAGCAGTATCAAGTGGCCCGCCACAAGTAGGACAAGTATCACGAATTTCCCCTAATTGGTCTATAATTCGCTTTGCACCCGTAGCGGCTGCTCTTGCTGATCCAACTTCTTCTTTTAAACTATCGTAAGATCTATGCTGTGCTGTCGATTTATTCGCTTCACCAATATCTATCGCATCGAGCATAGATTTATATTGATTATTCGTTTGAATTTTTTTATTTTTTTCCGAAATATTTTCAATCTCTACCGTAAGAGAACGTAAAGTCTTCTCATCTTTAGATGTATCAATTTCTAAATCCAACAAGGGTAGTATGGATGTATCACTCAACTTATTATCATTTAACCACTTTTCAACGGTTGCAAGTTTCCCTGCTATCGTATTAGAGGTACTGGATACCTCTTTAGAGGCTGCTTTAAATATATCAAATAGTTCAACATACTTTTCTAGGTGCAATAGATCAATAAGAAACTTCTTACGGTTTGCATCTGTAGCAGTTAAAAATTGTAAACTTGCGTTTGTGTTTTGATATACTAGCTGAGAGAATGTTTTAAAATCTACTCCAAGAACTTCTTGTAGAGTCTTATAAGTATTCGTAGCTGTGTGGCTAGAAATATCTTCCCCATTCTTCTCTAGTTTTACTTTTATACTTTTCTTACGATTGATTGTAATCTCGTATCTATCATCATCTTTTGTAAGAGACAAGTAGATATTATAACCATCATTTACATAACGGTTAGGAATGTCTGCTTTCTTGATCCCTTTAGAGTTTTTATTGAATAATGCTTCTTCTATAATTAATGGTATAGACGACTTGCCCATACCATTTGTTCCCAGAATCTGGGTTAGCGTATTATCATCTAATTGTAACTCATTACCAGAACCATAACTAAAGCAGTTATCCCATCTCAACGTTTGTAGTGTAATCATTGTATGTGCCTATTATGTCTGGTATTTTATCGGGGTTTATTTCAAGAATATAGTTTAGATACTCTACTAGCTCTTCTTGTACGGACATCTCTTTGTCCATGATAAGAGTCGCTTCTGACTTTCTCTTTACTACTTTCTTGTCTAGCAATTCTGAATTTTTTACTTCTGCTAAATCTTGTATATCGCCTTCTATCTCGTAAATAGTATGGTCAAACTCTGTTGGAATCATCTCAGCTTCATTTGTTACTGTTTTACGAAGTAGTTGTGGTAAGTTAAACTGTTCCCACATCCATTCCCAATTATTCTCATTGATCAATAGATACCCGGTTTTTACCTTTGTTCTATGAAATGATGTAGTCATGGGACTACCTGGGTATACAATATTTCTTTGTGTATTACTGTGAGAGTGTAAATCTCCTGCGAATACGACAGGGAAATCTTCTAGTAAGTCTAGGTCGATCTCTGGTTTAACGTGTGGTGGAATCTCTCCTCGGACATGGGTGAACAAGGGCTGACTCTTATCAAAGTGATCTATAGCACCTTTTCTGTGCAGATCAGCGTAGGGCAGTATGCCGTAGCCTAGATCGTTATCTACATACGATATGTCTACTATATTTATAAGAGGGTTAATATCTCTGGATACTTGTTTAAGCTGTGTAAAGAACGTCTTGTTCTTCTTTGTAGCTTCATGGTTCCCATCATAAATAATAGTTGGAATCTTTACTCCACGAATAAACTTGAAGTAAAGCTCCAACTCTTCCATATTCGGTAGACGATCAAAGAGATCGCCACCGATTATGTGCATATTACACTCATTCTCTAACTCATAGATCTGGTTAAAGAACATTTGATAACGGTTTGTAGCCCACTTTACAGGGACGTTTTTCTGTCCCAGCTTTATGTGCCAGTCTGCCGTAAAGAGAATCATCCTACATTAAACTCTTCGTCAAGTAACTCGTCATCTGCTTCGTTAGCTGCACCACGAACACGATCAAGAAGCTCTTTCTGAGCGTCAGGTGTTGGGCGTGACATTACATCATCCATAGATTTTAGATCAGCAACCAATGCACGCTCTTCGTCTGTTAGAGGACGAGGCTTGCACTTAAGTGCTTGTAGTTGATATTCAACATTGTAAGGTAGTGGCCCAGTCTTGACGCGTTTGAAACAAATGTCCCAACCAGTTTCAGGATCAGTAGGATCGCCTAGATCTTCAGCAGCAGTAATAATTTGCTCCCACAATTTTTTCTTGAGGTTTACTACTTTTACTTTACCGCCTTCAATGCACTGTGTAGCATAGCTCCACCCACATTTAAGATCGGGATAGTACTCTCGTACCCAGTCTTTTTCTACATTGTTGAATCTTTCGGAATTTCTATCAAAAGATAGGCACTCCATTGGAATATTTTTATCGTTCTCGCCTTTAATCCAGTAAACATAGCGTGCAAGAATGTCGCCAACTACGCGCATTTTGTTGTCGCCGTCTACATATTGAAAAGAGTCGATTGATGATTTTTGGGCTCCGCCCGTTTGTTTGTTAAATGATAATGCCATTAGTGTATAGTCTCCAAGGTGGCTTCTTCATAGATAAAGGTAATTTCATCCTCTAATACTATGAGTAGTCTGTTGTCTTTAATGTCATCTAAATCCACAGGACAATGTAGTGGATCTAGCGTCGTTTTGTTTGATGCATAGTAGTCTGACAGGCTTCGTAAAGAAGCAAGTGCATAATACATACATATTTCTTTTTGCTCATACTTATGAGAATGGTACAGAAGAAACTCTGGGTGTACCAGAAAGGAATTGCCTGAAAAGTTTTTCTGTGAGAAAGCATAAATAGGGTCGTATTTATTCTTAGGAATACTGCCCTTCACGAGCATTTCCATAATAAGGTTGCAATTGTAAATGCTACCCGCCGCCGTATCGAATACCTTCTTCCAATCAAATAAGAGCATATATTATACCGAAGTTTAAGTAAGTTGTCAAGAAATATTTTTTTATAGGTATTTCATTTCCCAGCCTTGTTTCATATAAAATCCTACCCTATTAGAAGCCTGCTTGCGAGCAGTGTTCCCTTTAAGGTGAATATCAATGATGACCGGAGAAATTTTACCTTCCTTTTTACGAATTACCCTGCCCACTAGCTGCGTGAGTAAGGGTTCGTTGTTTACAGGTGTACCAAGTATGAGACAGCTTAACGTGTCAACTGATATACCCTCTGAGAAAATTGCCTGCGTTCCGTAGAGAACCTCTTTATCCCCGTAGAGAATTTCATCTACAAGCGTTTCTCGATCTTCGTGAGATACTTCACCAGTTACACAAATTGCTTTGTCTCCAGTGAGTTCTGCACATCTTTTCAAAAAGCTAACACGATCACTTACTACTAGCACTTTATGCCCTCTTGCGGCGTAGGCCGCGGCAAGCATACTTACTGTATGTTGATATTCTTCATCAGTAGCTAGTTTTGTTACTCTATTAGCCCAGGGAATCTTTGCACCATCCATGAAACGAATCTCTGATGGCACAATATGTACTGTAGGGGTCATATAGTTTTCTTTAGGTGGCTTAAAAAGAGTATTACCAAAGTAATCTCTGAACACAACGTGCTTTCCATCCTTTCTTTCTATAGTACCCGATAGACCGATCTTATATCTACAGTAATTTGTATCTAAAAGTTTACTAAAGGTTGGACTACTAACGTGATGCATCTCATCAAGTATGATAGTGCCAAACTCCTTACGAATCTTCTCGATATTGCGGTATAAAGTCTGAGTATTCCCAATCACGATAGGAGCGTCAATTTCAAATCTACCACTGCCTATGATGCCTGGTTCAAAACCATAGACTTTCTTTACTTCTTTTGCCCACTGATTTCGCAGAGGGACAGTGTGGGTAATAACGAGAGTCTTTTGACCTAGCTTGCCTGCGATTGCAAGACCTGTAAATGTCTTACCC